TTCTGCTTGTTGCATTGCGATTTTAGCAGCAGTTGATTTTGCCACCTCTTCCGCGAATGCCTTTAAGTCAAACTCAGCATTTGGAGTAGTTTTTTCTGTAGACATATGTCTCTCCTGTTGAGTGGTTTTACCCACGGCTTGTGGCGCATCAATTTCGTCAGCGTTTACTGCTTCCATCTCATGAGCCTGTTTTACGTCAGTTTTAAAGTTAGCTTTCCATTCATCATATTCTGATTGAGAATCGAATGATTTCGCAATCGAGAACATGGCTGCCTGGTTGCAAGGTACGCTTACAACAGACACTTCGAATAGTTCTGCATCCTTTATTTGATATCCGTCGGTTTCCTTCATATAATCAGCGTCCTTGACTCGGAAACCCACGGAAAATGCTCCAAGTACGCCATCTTTGATTAAATCTTTTACTTCGCCTGCTGACTTAGAGATTCTAGCTCCAAGTTCAAGGCCTCTGTCTGTTACTTCTAGTGAAGTAGCACGACCGATTGGTCTGTTATAGTCATGGTTAAAAAGAATTATTGGATTACCTTTAAAGTTCTCCAGTCCACCATTTTTAGTCCATGCGTCGTGGTCAATACTATCACCAGCTCTATCAGAGTGATTAGTGCTAGCATAACCTTTAATGTTTACGCCACCATCATCGTCTTCGCTTAGTGTTTTGAAAGTAGATGACCAATGAAAAATTTTATCTGACATTATTACTTACCTTCTTTCTCAGCTTTTTTAGGAGCTGGCTTTGCTTTTGGTTTTGGTGCTGCTTTAGGAGCTTCCATAACAGTATTATCTACAGTCATTTTTGCTTCTATCATCTGCTTCATTCTTGCCCAAGAGCCAAATGCTCTTTTTGCAACCATAAAACGCATTGGAGCGTCTGTTGCTGCTTTATATTCTTCTATTGAAAGTACCTTGCCTTTAGACATAAAGTAATCCATTAGAGTTTTAAGAATCGCTGGTTTGTTCATTGTTTTCCTCTGTTTCCTCAGGTGGTCGGCCACCTTCCTCTGGGTTAGCTGCGCTACCCGCTATATTTGCTGGGACTCTCAAATCGTCATGTCCATCAATTGATTCCATGTTCATTGCTTCCCTGACTTCGTTAGGTGTCATTATACCTGTATTAACTAATGTTGCGTAATATGCTGCTTGGTCTCTAAGCTCTGGTTGTAAAGCTGGAACGCCGTGTACGTTCTCAGTAACTTTAAATCCAAAGTATCTTTCTAGAGAATGATTTATCTTTCTAACGATAGGTAGTATAGTTTCTAAATAATACAATCTATGATTTGGTCTGATATTTGCATTGTTACCACCGTCCATAAGGATCGAAGGTACACCCATAGCTTCTAATATTACTTTTTCATTAGCGGCTATTGACGGTTGGAAGTCTAGTTCCTTGAAGTTTACTTTAGTTAAACTATCTACTTCTAATCCGCCGTCTAGTATTAGTGGTCTTCTACCACCATTTTTTGGATTGTATCTTTGAGCCCATGCTGTTAACATTCTTTCTTTAATTCTGTCAGAAAGTGTGTTAGGACTCTTTAGTACTAATCCTGGAACTGCTCCATTCTTGAAGAAGTTATCCTGAAATTTTCTCATGCTATCTAACAGATACATTGTTCTGTAAGCTGATTTAAGTCTAGGTACACCCCTATAGATTGAATGAAATGAGTTTTCTTTAATATGTATAATTTCCTTCGGGGTGTAGTCTATATGACCATCATATACATACTTGCTCACATAGGTCTTCATATCAGCTTCTATGGTAACGTTTTGTGCAGGTAAATGATAGAGATGGGCACCGTCATAATAAATGAAGATGTTACCATCTATCAGCAAATCAATAATTAGATTTCTCTTAAAACTATTAATATCCTGAAACGGGTTTGGCTCTTTATTCAGTAGTAAGTCTACCTTTGTTCTACGAATATTTGCCACGATTGGAGTCATGCCTTTTATTTTCTCTCCAATGTCAAACGGTATATCAGCACTGTCATCAACAATCATATTCACAGCACGATTAACTACTTCTAGTTCTTCGTAAGCTGAACGATAATTGTCTTTCTTCTCACGAGTGTCTATTGCTAGACCTTCTTCGTATGCGATGAAAGGCTGAGAACTATTTAGTTTCTCCTCTACATCTCTACCTAAGAATCTGTCATACCATGCCATATTTGTCTCTCTGTATCTCTACCCATCGTTTTTGTTTTATTGCTGTTGTTAATTTTGGTCTCTTGCCATATATACTATGCAGTCTTATGTGATGAGTTTTACATAATGTTGCAGCTTCGTCATATACTTCAGTAAGGTGTTCCTCTATAAACTGTTCTCTAAGATTCATAATTTCATCGGCTGAGGTAATCGTAATTTTGTTACTCTTCATCCAAGTGTATAGTAGCTCAGTCATTCCATAGAAGTGGTGGAAGTCTAAGTTTTCTGTTTCGCCACAAATATAGCACTGGGTCTCTTTTCTATAACCTGATTTGGCTTTATCCCGTACGTACTTGACTAAATCTCTTTTTAAATCCATAAATTCCTATTACTGAAAATTATACCAAAATTTTACCTTTTTGTCAAGAATAATTTTTTGGTAGGTCATATTGTTAAAATGTATTGGCAGATGTCTCAAAGGTATACAGCGCATATCTAAGCGCGTCTGACATGTGACTTGCCATATTATGTTTTGGCTTTTCTTTCATCAAGTTAGGGTTTGGATCCCATTGATATTGGTCTAAGGCTGATAGAGAGTTACTACATCTTTGGTCGATGTGTAACATATCATTATCAACTATACCAGCTACTTGTCCTATACCATCGAGTACAGATTTTTTAGCATTAATAGTAGATATATCATAATTTTGCGCAAAGTCATACCTAGTTTGCTGTGCTGCAGAGTCGATGTAGATAAAGTCAATGCTATACTTCTGTACCATTTTGTAGATTTCTGTAGCATGCTGTTCAGTAGTTCTTTCAGCGTCCATATATTCATCTATGAGGTAGTATTTTTTAGCGTCCCAATCATAAGCTATCACACAGAAAGCCGTTGGATCTTTATACCCCACGTCAAGTCCTGCAAATACATCCATGTTGCTAGTATCAAGTTGTTCGTAGTCTCCTACTTGAGTTTCAAAGTTGAAGCTCCATACCTGACCCTCATAAGTATTAAAATCAGCTAAGTACTCCTGCGAAAATTCTGCCGCAGACATAGCTTTTTTTGCTTCTATGATATCTTGTTCACTGATTCTTGGATTTTCGTGGTATGTGGCTTTGATAGAAGCCCAGTCTTGAAATTCGGTACTAAAACCTCTATTCCAAAACTCAGCAAACCAGTTGTTTCGTCCCCTTGGAGTTGAAATAAATACTGCTTTGCTGTTTGCTTTGTCAAGCGTAGGTCTTAATGCTACGTTGAAGGCATCTCGTCCATCAGCCAGGGCGGCTTCGTCAAAGATGATTAAATCATAAGACCTACCCACCGTAGAGTCTACCTGATTTACTGAACCCATTCTTATAGTAGAACCATTAGATAGTTCTATAACTTTATCTTTCGCATTATCTTTAGTAACTTCCAAATCAAAGTGTTTTATTAAACCTCTTTGTAAGTCAAAAGAAATTTGTGAAAGTGAGTAGTTTGGTGACATAATTAATATGTTAGAGCCTGGCACGAGAGATACAAGTTGTCCGATGACATTTGTAATATACGTTTTTCCCTGTCGCCTTGATAAGGCGGCACACACAAATCTATATTTTGGGCTGTTGACGGCATTGATTAATGCCATCTGGGAAGTATTAGGTGTGATACCTAGTAATTCCATGTATTGAGCTATTGGAAGTTTAATGAACCTATCGGCTGCATTAAAATTCATAATTTCAGTACTAACTATATCTGTTCTACTTATTTCTAACATTTAATGAATCGTCGTGTGTTTTTTAATAATATCTGTAAGAGTATCTAGCTCTTCCCTTTCTAGTGTTTTATGTTGGTCACACAAATTCAATAGATATAAGTATCCCATACATAAGCTTTGTACTGTTTCGTCGGCATGAGTTACTACCCCGCGTTTCTCAGCTTTCTTGTTTAATACATCAAGAGTCACTGCTGCGGTTTCTGCAACATCTACTAGCCATTTTTCAATCACTAGCTATATTTAACTGGGGTGCCTAATACTGTTGCTGCTGCAGCGAATATTTGGTCAGTTGGGTCTTTCATGATGAATGTTACTTCACCGTCTGCTAATGTCATAGTACCTAGTGTTACGTCTGCGGCGTTAGCTACAGTTACAAGTTGGTTTGCTGCGCTATTATTAAATAGTCTTACTTCCGTTGCACCTGCAAATGTAGAGGCTGCTCCCACAGTAGTACCACAAGCAGCTTCCGCTGCATATAATCTGTAGTTCATTTACTTCTCCTTTGTTTTCTTTGCTTTTTGTTGAGCTTTTAACATTGCATCTTTGATGTCGACTTTACCATCTAGGTTCTTGTCTTTTCCGTTAATCATGTTCCAAACCTTCAAAGCTTGTTCTTTTATTTTTACCATTTTACTTTATTTGCCCAATAAGCCGCAGACATCTTGCCTCTAGCTATATTCTTGGCGTGACGAGCTTTGAATGAAGCTCTACGTTTTTTCTGTGCCGTTGATTTAGGAGATTTTCCTGCTCCTGACACTCCTTGTTGCCCAAATCGTATAGTCTTAACTTTAGTTCCTACTTTTGCTACAACTACATGGGACTTCGTTCGGTGGTTGGGCGTACGCTTTGGTTTATTATATCCCGATACGCCCACTCTTTTTAAACGAGTACTCTTTTTACTACTTTTTCTTTTTGCTGGCACGTTTCTTCTTCTTTTTAAAGCCACCTTTCATAAAGGCGAATGCTTTCTTGGAGATAGTAGATTTCTTCTTACTTCTACTAATGCCTTTCTTTTTACGATTGTTTATATTTGCGTATAAACCTTTCTTAGCTTTAGGCTTACTTCTTTTTGCCACGTTTCTTCCCCTTTTTCTTCTTCTTCTTAGGGCGTCCTACAGCACTTCCATAAGTTCCTTTACCGTATGGCATTATTGTTTTGCCTTGCCGATGTTTAGGGCTAATAAGTCAATAAACTTATACAGTTTTCCTATCCATACATCGTCTTTTGGTGTTGGTGTTGAAGCGGCTATTATACTCGCTACTGTTACAATCATTGTAACTAATCCTACTAATTCCATCATACTATCTCTCCCATAGTTTAAGAGGGCATTGACCCTTCTTAATCTTTGCCTTTAGCGGTATAAAACATTTACATATCTTACACACTTTAAGGCTGGTGTAGTACTGACAAGTACTGCACGTTTTGAGTCTACTTTCCTGCAGGCTCATTCTTCAACGCTTGAGGGTCAGTTACTTTTTCATAGTAAACTACTACCTCTTTTAATTCTGTTAAATAGCGTTTAAGTTCTTGCATGTTATAGCTCATTAGTTCATAATCAGGTATAGACATGGCTACGAATACTATTGATCCGTGTTCTTTTGTTAATCTTGCGTGA